ATGAGATCGGGCGGCGTCTGGCTCTCCTCCGCGACGCCGGAGGTGATTGACGACTTTCTGAACGGGCTGTCGGATGCGGCATTGCTGGCATTGCCGTGGATGTTTGAATTCTGGGCGCTGCCACATCAGCTGCCCCCCGAGGGCGCCTGGAAAAGCTGGGTCATCATGGGGGGGCGCGGTGCGGGCAAGACGCGGGCCGGGGCCGAGTGGGTGCGTGCGCAGGTGGAAGGTGCGCGCCCGTCGGACCCCGGCCGGGCAAGCCGGGTGGCGCTGGTGGCCGAAACGCTGGATCAGGCGCGCGAGGTGATGGTGTTTGGCGAGAGCGGGATTCTGGCCTGCTCTCCGCCCGACCGGCGGCCGCAGTGGAACGGCACGCGGCGGATGCTGACCTGGCCCAATGGGGCCACGGCGCAGTGCTTTTCGGCGCATGACCCGGATACGCTGCATGGACCGCAGTTCGATGCGGCCTGGGTGGACGAGCTGGCGAAGTGGAAAAAGGCGCAGGAGACCTGGGACCAGTTGCAGTTTGCGCTGCGGCTGGGGGCCAATCCGCAGCAGGTGGTGACCACAACGCCGCAGAACATTCCGGTGCTGAAGGCCATTCTGAAAAACCCCTCGACCGTGATGACCCACGCGCCGACCGATGCCAACCGGGCCTATCTGGCGAAATCGTTCCTGGAAGAGGTGCAGACCCGCTATGGCGGGCAGTGGCTGGGGCGGCAGGAGCTGGAGGGCGAGCTGATCGAGGATATCGACGGCGCGCTTTGGACCACGGATATGCTGGAGGCCGCACGGGGGCCGTCGCCTGATCGGCTGAGCCGGATCGTGGTGGCGGTCGATCCGCCGGTGACGGCCAAGGCCACATCGGATGAATGCGGAATCGTGGTGGTGGGGGTGATGACCGAGGGCAACCCGCGCGACTGGCGGGCGGTGGTGCTGGAAGATGCCAGCATCAGCGGCACCCCCACCGACTGGGCGCGGGCGTCGGTGGCCGCCTATGAGCGGCACGGGGCTGACCGGATGGTGGCCGAGGTCAACCAGGGCGGTGACATGGTGGAAGCAATGATCCGCCAGCAAGGGGCGCTGGTGGCCTATCGCGGGGTGTCGGCGTCGAAGGGCAAGAGTTCCCGCGCCGAGCCGGTGGCGGCTTTGTATGAGCAGGGCCGGGTGGTGCATTGTGGCAGGCTGCGCAAGCTGGAGGACCAGATGTGCCTGATGACCCGGAGCGGGTTCAAGGGGGTCGGCAGCCCGGACCGGGTGGATGCCTTGGTCTGGGCCCTGCACGAGGCGATGATCGAACCGGCAAAGGCCTATGGCGGCGATCCGCGGATGCAGGTGCTGTAGCAGCGCCATCGGGCGCGTCGGGGTGATCCCGAACAACGGAGATCGGAAAACATGGTGTTCAACTTTCTGCGGCGGGGCGAGGTTTCGCCCACGCCCTCTGCCGTCATGGAAACCAAGGCGAGTGCCACCGGGCGGGTCGCGGCCTGGGGATCGTCGGGCCGGGTGAAGTGGAGCCCGCGCGATGCGGCCTCGCTGACCCGGACCGGGTTCCTGGCCAATCCGGTGGGCTTTCGTGCGGTCAAGCTGGTGGCCGAGGCGGCGGCGGCGCTGCCGCTGGTGTGTCAGGATGCCGAGCGGCGGTTTGACAGCCACCCGGTGCTGGGGGTGATCAACCGCCCGAACGGCGCTCAGGGGCGGGCGGAGTTTCTGGAGGCGGTTTACGGGCATTTTCTGCTGAGCGGGAATGCCTATCTGGAGGCGGTGCCGGGGGCATCGGCGCTGCCGGGGGAGCTGCATGTGCTGCGCTCTGACCGGATGTCACTGGTGCCGGGGCCGGATGGCTGGCCGGTGGCCTATGACTACACGGTGGGCGGGCGGACGCATCGGTTTGACATGCGCGGGGCGGTGAAGCCGATTTGCCATCTGAAGGCGTTTCATCCGCAGGATGACCACTATGGCCTGTCGCCGATGCAGGCGGCGGCGGTGGCGGTGGATGTGCACAATGCGGCCAGCTTCTGGTCGAAAGCGCTGCTGGACAATGCGGCGCGGCCTTCGGGGGCGATTGTCTACAAGGGCGTCGATGGGCAGGGATCTTTGTCGAACGACCAGTATGACCGGCTGGTGGGCGAGATCGAGGCAAACCATCAGGGCGCGCGCAATGCCGGGCGGCCGATGCTGCTGGAGGGCGGGCTCGACTGGAAACCGATGGGGTTTTCGCCCTCTGACATGGAGTTTCAGAAGACCAAAGAGGCGGCGGCGCGGGAAATCTCTGTCGCCTTTGGCATTCCGCCGATGCTGCTGGGGATCCCTGGCGACGCCACTTACGCCAATTATCAGGAGGCCAACCGGGCGTTTTACCGGCTGACCGTGCTGCCGCTGGCGGCGAAGGTGATGGCCGATGTCAGCCATTGGCTGGCCGGATTTTCGGGGGAAGAGGTCGAGCTGCGGGTCGATCTGGACCAGATCCCGGCGCTGGCGGCGGAGCGCGATCAGCAATGGGCGCGGGTTGGGGCGGCAGACTTTCTGACCGTCGCCGAAAAGCGGCGCTTGCTGGGGCTGCCTGCGGTATCTGACGAGGCATGACGATCCGCAAGCCCGGAGGGTCGCGGTTCCTGTACGACAGTTTCGATGCGGCGGCGGCGCGGATCGAGGCGAATGAGCGCGTGGCCGAAGAGCGTTGGGCGGCGCTGGACTACAGGCTTGGCCAGATCGACGCGGTGCTGGAGCGGTTGGAAAAGCGCATCTGGTTGGGCGTTTACGGGGTTGCGGCCTTTCTGCTGGCGCAGGGGGCCGAAGCCATTCTTCAGGCGGCGATGAGGTGAAGGGATGAACGATTATGGCGCGCCGGAGCGGAAGTATCTGCGGCCGGAGCAAGGGTTGACGGTGACCGATGGCCGTGTGGTCGAAGGCTATGCCAGCCTGTTCGGTGTGACGGATCACGGTGGCGATGTGGTGGTGGCCGGGGCTTACGGTGCCAGCCTGAAGCGGTTGGCGGGCAAGGGCGCCAAGGTCAAGATGCTGTGGCAGCATGATCCGGCACAGCCGATTGGCGTGTGGGATGAGGTGCGGGAGGATACGCAAGGCCTGTGGGTCAAGGGCCGCATCCTGACGGAAGTGGACCGGGGCCGTGAGGCGGCGGCCCTGCTGGCGGCGGGGGCGATTGACGGCTTGTCAATCGGCTACCGCACGCTGAAAGCAGAACGCAATGGCAAGGGCCAGCGGCTTTTGTCGGAGCTGGAGCTTTGGGAGGTGTCACTGGTCACCTTTCCGATGCTTTCCGAAGCGCGGGTGCAGGCAAAGTCGGATGACGGCTGGCATTGGCGTGAACTGGCGCAGGTCTTTGACGACGCGCGCCGACAACTGGCCGAGCGGTAACGCCCCGGCTTTCGTTCAAACATCAGGAGTGACGATGACCGAGAGAAAGGCTCGGGCCGGGGAAGACATGCCCACGGCCCTGCATCCGGGTGCGGAGGTCAAATCCGCAATGGCCGGATTCATGAATGAAATCAGAGTGTTTCAGACCGAAGTGAAACAATCGCTGCAACATCAGGAAGAGCGACTGACCATGTTGAACCAAAAGACGATGAGCTATGGCCGTCCGGCCCTGTCCGCCGCCGCTGACCTGGATGCCCCGCATCAGAAGGCGTTTGACGCCTATCTGCGCTCGGGTGACGATGACGGGCTGCGGGGGCTGGTGCTGGAAGGCAAGGCGCTGAACACCGCCGTGGCCGCAGAGGGCGGCTATCTGGTGGACCCGCAAACGGCGGATACAATCCGCTCGCTGTTGGTTTCGACCTCGTCACTGCGGTCGGTCGCCAATGTGGTGCAGGTGGATGCGGTGTCGTTCGATGTGCTGATCGACCGGACCGAAGTCGGTTCAGGATGGGCTACAGAGGCGGCGGCGCAGGCCGAAACCGCAACCCCGGCGATTGAGCGGATCTCGATCAAGCTGCATGAGCTGTCAGCGATGCCAAAGGCCAGCCAGCGGCTGCTGGACGACAGCGCCTTTGATGTCGAGGGCTGGCTGGCGGGCAAGATCGCGACGCGGTTCATCCGGGCCGAGGCGGCGGCCTTTGTCAACGGGGACGGAATCGACAAGCCGCGCGGGATTCTGCTGCCGCCAAAGGTTGCGAATGCGTCCTGGACCTGGGGCAGTCTGGGCTATGTGCCGACAGAGGCTGCGGCCGATTTTGCCGCGGCCAATTCGGCGGATTGCATCGTCAATCTGGTCTATGCGCTGGGGGCCGATTACCGCGCCAATGGCACCTTTGTGATGAACTCCAAAACCGCCGGTGCCGTGCGCAAGATGAAGGATGCCGATGGCCGGTTCATGTGGTCGGACGGGTTGCAGGCCGGTGAGCCGCCACGCCTGATGGGCTATGCGGTGCTGATCTGCGAGGATATGCCGGATGTGGCGGCCAATGCCTATCCGATTGCCTTTGGCGATTTTGCCTCGGGTTACACCATCGCCGAGCGGCCTGATCTGCGCATTCTGCGTGATCCGTTCAGTGCCAAACCGCATGTGCTGTTCTATGCCAACAAGCGTGTGGGCGGCGACATCACCGACTTTGCGGCGATCAAGCTGTTGAAAGTGGCGGTGTCGTAACACGAAGGTCGCGGCCAGCCCAGGCTTTCGGGCTGGCCTGATTTCGGGCGCGCGCAGGAAAATCCATGCCGTCTAGCTGCTCCCCCCTCCGACCGAGCGGTGTGGGGCGCGCGCCCGATCTTTGCAGGATGGCGGGGCAATCGGAGAGAGATGATGATGCTGACCGAGCAGACCGTGGTGCCGCCAGAGGCATTGCCGGTGCAGGCGATGAAGGATCATCTGCGTCTGGGCACCGGCTTTGCCGATGACGGATTGCAGGATGGGTTGGTGGTGGCCCATCTGCGGGCCGCGATTGCGGCGATTGAAGGCCGTACCGGTAAAGCCTTGCTGGCACGGCGGTTCCTGCTGCGTCTGAACCGCTGGCGCGAAGATCGGGGCGCGCAAGCGCTGCCGATGGCCCCGGTGTCGGCGCTGGTATCGGTGACGGTCCGTGATGCGAATGGGGAGGGTGTGCTGGTGGCGAGTGATCGCTATCGGCTTGAACCCGATATGGCGCGCCCGCGGTTGCGGGGGGCGGGGCGGAGTTTGCCGGGCATTCCGGAGGATGGCACGGTCGAGATTGTGTTTGACGCGGGCTTTGGCACCGGCTGGGACGCGGTGCCGGCGGATTTGGCGCAGGCGGTGCTGTTGTTGGCAGCGGAGTTTTACGAGGTGCGCCATTCTGGCGCACAGGGTGGTCCGGCCTTGCCGTTGGCGGTTCAGGCGCTGATCGAGCGCTGGCGGACCGTACGGGTATTGGGTGGAGGCAGCGCATGAACCCGGTGCATCTGAACCGTCTTTTGACCTTGGAGCAACCGGTTTCCACCCCTGATAGCGCGGGGGGCTTTTCAACGGTCTGGCAGGGGATTGGAACTCTGTGGGCCGAGATCACGCCCGGAACGGGGCGGGGTACGAGCGGGGAAGAGGTCTCGATGGCAAGTGTTCCGTACCGGATCACTCTGCGGGGGGCGGCTTCTGGTTCGCCCCGCAGACCGCTGCCGGGACAACGTCTGACGGACGGGGGCCGGGTGTTTCAGGTGCTGGCCGTGACTGAGCGGGATGCGGCGGGGCAGTACCTGACCTGCTTTGCACGCGAGGAGACACCGGCATGAGCTATGGCGCAGCAGCTGCCCCGCAGGCAGCGGTCTATGGGGTGTTGTCCGGTGATCCGGCGCTGGCCGGTGTTCTGGTCGTGGATGCGATGCCCCCGCTGGGCGCGGTGGGAACCTTTGTTCTGATTGGTCCGGAAGAGGTGCTGGACCAGTCGGACAAAAGCGGGGACGGCGCGGAGCACCGGGTCGTGGTCAGCGTGATCAGTGATGCCAGCGGATTTCTGACCGCCAAGACTCTGGCGGGCGCGGTGTCGGACAGTCTGGTGGGGGCAACTCCGCCGCTGAGTATCGGCCGTATTGTCGGCGTTCGCTTTCTGAAAGCGGTGGCCCGGCGGCTGGCGGAGGGCGAGGTGCGACGGATCGACCTGACCTTCCGTGTACGGATTGAACTTTAAATATCTGAAATTGCTGGAGAGTAAGTATGGCTGTGCAAAGCGGAAAAGATCTGTTGCTGAAGCTGGATCTGACGGGGGACGGCACCTTTGAAACCGTGGCGGGCCTGCGGGCGACCCGGATCAGTTTCAATGCCGAAACGGTGGATGTGACCAGTCTGGAAAGTGCGGGCGGCTGGCGCGAGTTGCTGGGCGGCGCGGGCGTGAAGTCGGCCTCGATTTCGGGGTCGGGCGTGTTTCGCGATGCCAATACCGATGAGCGGGCACGTCAGATTTTCTTTGATGGCGAGGTGCCGGACTTTCAGGTGATCATTCCTGATTTCGGGGTTGTCGAGGGGGCATTCATGATCACCTCGATCGACTATGCCGGCAGCCATAATGGCGAGGCGACCTATGAGATGTCGCTGGCCTCGGCGGGTGCTCTCAGCTTTGTGGCGCTGTGATGGCGAACCCTTGGGCGGGGGAGGTGGCGGTGGTGCTGGATGGCCGCCGCCATGTCGCCAGGCTGACGCTGGGAGCGTTGGCCGAGCTGGAGGACGCGTTGGCGACGGGATCGCTGATTGATCTGGTGCAGCGGTTCGAGGCCGGGCGGTTTTCCACGCGCGATGTTCTGGCACTGCTGGTGGCGGGGCTGCGTGGCGGTGGGTGGCAGGGCACGGCGGCAGATCTGCGCAGCGTCGAGATCGGTGGCGGCCCGATGGAGGCCGCCCGCGTTGCGGCAGAGCTGCTGGCGCGGGCTTTTACCCTGCCGGGGGAGACATGAGCAGCATCGACTGGCCGGGCCTGATCCGGGTCGGCCTGCATCAGCTTGGGCTGGAGCCGGGCGTGTTCTGGTGCCTGACCCCGGTGGAGCTGAGGATCATGCTGGGGGCGGACGTGGCACACCCGCCCCTGACACGGGCGCGACTGGCAGAGCTGGCCGCAGCCTTTCCTGATACAGCGAAGGATATGGAACATGGCGCAGATCGAAGAACTGCAGGAGCAGGTGGCGGCGCTTGAAGCAACGCTGGGGGCCTCGTCGGCGATGGTCAGCGCGTTCGAAGGCGAACTGGCGAAGATGCAGACGACCATGCTGTTTACCGGGCGCGAGGTGAACAGCCTCTCCAATGGCATTGGCGGTGGCCTGCGGCGGGCGTTTGACGGGTTGATCTTTGACGGGATGAAGCTGTCGGACGCGCTGCGGATGGTGGCGCAGTCGATGATCAACGGTGTGTACAACGCTGCGATGCGGCCGGTGCAGGGGGCCATGGGCGGGCTGGTGGCGCAGGGCGTCAGCGCGGTCATGGGGAGCATGATGCCGTTCAGGGACGGCGGTGCGTTTGCCCAAGGCCGTGTCATGCCCTTTGCCAAAGGCGGTGTGGTGTCCAGCCCGACCAGCTTTCCGATGCGGGGCGGGCGTGGTCTGATGGGCGAGGCGGGGCCAGAAGCGATTATGCCACTGGCGCGCGGGGCAGACGGGCGGCTTGGGGTTCAGGCGGCTGGCGGTGGCCGCCCGGTGACCGTGGTGATGAACATTCAGACCCCTGATGTGCAGGGATTCCAGCGCAGCCAAAGCCAGATTGCGGCGCAGGCGTCGCGGGCTTTGGCACGCGGTCAGCGGAACAGGTGAGGACATAGAATGGCGTTTCATGAGATCAGATTTCCGGCCAACCTGAGTTTCGGGTCGATCGGCGGGCCGGAACGGCGGACGGATGTGGTGATGCTGGCCAGTGGCTATGAGGAGCGCAATACGCCGTGGGCCCATTCGCGCCGCCGCTATGAGGCGGGGGCCGGTCTGCGGACGTTGGACGATATCGACGCGCTGATCGCGTTCTTCGAGGCGCGCCGGGGCCGGATGCACGGCTTTCGCTGGAAGGATTGGGCGGATTACAAGTCATGCCTGCCATCGCACAAGCCGACCGCCATTGATCAGGTGATTGGCACGGGAGACGGGGTGCAAACCGTCTTTGCCCTGACAAAAACCTATCGGTCCGGGACCGAGACCTATACCCGGCGCATCACCAAACCTGTCGCGGGAACAATTCTGGTCGCAGTTGCGCGCGACCCAAAGGTGGAGGGGCTGGAGTTTTCGCTGGATGCAGAGCGGGGGGAGATCACCTTTGCCGTGCCACCCGATTTGGGTGTTACTGTCTATGCGGGCTTTGAATTTGATGTGCCGGTCCGGTTTGACACCGACATGATCATGACGTCGATTGCCTCGTTTCAGGCGGGCGAGGTGCCGGATGTGCCGGTTGTGGAGGTGCGCATATAATGCAGCACGCTTTGGAGAACCATCTGAAGACCGGCTCGACCACGGTATGCTGGGCATGGCTTGTACGCCGCCGGGACGGTGAGACGCTAGGCTTTACCGACCATGACTGCGATCTGACTTTTGACGGCGTGCTCTTCGCTGCGCGCAGCGGGTTGACGGCGGGAGTTCTGGAAAAAACAAACGGTATGGCGGTCGACAATACCGAAGTCCTGGGCGCGCTGTCTGACGCCTCGGTTCGGGAGGAGGATATCTTGGCAGGGCGCTACGATGGCGCAGAAATGGTGACCTATCTGGTGAACTGGGTCAATGTAAACGAACGCTCGGTTCTGTTTCGCGGGACCTTTGGTGAAATGACTCGCAGTCAGGGATCGTTTCGTGTCGAGCTGCGTGGGCTGACCGAAGCGCTGAATGTGCGGCATGGTCGGGTGTATCACGCGGAATGCGGGGCGGTCCTTGGCGATGCTCAGTGCAAGGTTGATCTGACCGCGCCCGCCATGTCTGTCATCGTCCCGGCTCAGGCGGTGTTGGAGGGCAGGGTGATCCATGTTCCTGCGCTTGCAGAATATTCTGAGGGTTGGTTTGCGGATGGTCAGTTGCTGATTCACACGGGCATCGGCAAAGGACAATCGGGCCGGATCAAATCTGACACGACGGTTGGACAGATCCGGATTGTTGAGATGTGGCAGAGCTTTGGCGTGCGGCCACAAGCGGGTGATCAGATGCGCCTTGTTGCCGGTTGCGACCGGCGCGCCTCAACCTGTCGGCAAAAATTTGACAATTTCTTAAATTTCAGAGGCTTCCCACACATTCCGGGTGAAGACTGGATGCGGTCAAATCCAAGCAAAAGCGGGCGGAGGTGACCAAATGCAAAGCGAATCCGTATTTGTCGAGACCGCTGGGCTTAGACTGCAAGACAGAATCGTGCAGGAAGCACGCACCTGGTTGGGAACACCTTACCGCCACCAGGCCACAACCCGCGGCGCCGGGACCGACTGTCTGGGGCTGATCCGGGGGGTCTGGCGGGCCGTGATCGGGCCGGAACCGTTGACGCCACCCGCATATTCGATGGACTGGTCAGAGCCATCGGGCGAAGAAATTCTGATGCAGGCGGCAGGGCAGTGCCTATTGCGAAAACCTGACCTCACTCTGGGTGCCGGAGATGTCCTTTTGTTCCGCATGCGGGACGGTTGTGTGGCAAAGCACCTTGGCATCGTTTCTACACTGGAGCCGACCCCCAGATTTATCCATGCCTATACCGGCTATGGGGTGGTCGAAAGCTCATTGTCTGGTCCGTGGGTGCGTCGCATCGCGGCCGTATACTGTTTTCCTGAAAAGGCGGAATGAATGGCGACGATCGTTTTTGCCGCAGCAGGCGCTGCATTGGGTGCGGGCTTTGGTGGGACTGTTCTGGGGTTGTCCGGTGCCGTAATGGGCAAGGCCCTTGGCGCCACGCTCGGGCGGGTTGTTGATCAACGGATCATGGGGATTGGTTCTGATGCTGTTGAAGTCGGCCGACTCGACCGGTTCCACGTCATGGGGTCCAGCGAGGGGGCGCCGATTCCGAAATTCTGGGGCAGGATGCGATTGCCAGGGCAAGTCATCTGGGCGTCCCCATTTCGGGAAACCAGCCGCAAGAGCGGTGGCAAAGGCATGCCCTCGCCGAAGACGGTGGAGTATACCTACTCTGTCAGTCTGGCCATCGCATTATGCGAAGGCGAAATTCTGGGGATCAGTCGGGTCTGGGCGGATGGCGATGAAATCTCGCCGAAGTCCTTGAATATTCGAGTGTACAAGGGAACGGAAGATCAGCTTCCTGATCCGCTGATCGAGGCACAACAGGGAAATTCTTTTGCCCCTGCCTATCGAGGCATTGCCTATGTCGTATTGGAAGAGCTTGAGCTTGCAGCCTACGGCAATCGTGTGCCGCAGTTCAGTTTTGAGGTCATGCGCAGAGCACAGGGTAAAGAGGCAGAAAAGATTCCTGATCTTCAGGAGTCTATCAGGGCGGTCGCGCTTATTCCAGGAACCGGCGAATACGCGCTCGCCACGCGGAAAGTGGTTGAGGAAGAGAGCTTTTCCTTTTTTCGGGTTTTGAATGTAAACGCACCAAGTGGAGAAACCGATCTTCAAACATCTTTGAATCAACTCAACCAGGAGCTGCCTAAGTGTCAGGCCGTCTCACTGGTTGTGTCGTGGTTTGGCAATGACCTGCGCTGTGGATATTGTGACATTCAGCCAAAAGTTGAGCGAAATATGGTTGTCGGAACTCAGTTTCCTTGGCGGTCAGGCGGTGTGACTAGGACCGAAGCGCTTGAAGTACCCCGTGTTGATGGCCGGCCGCTCTATGGAGGTACACCCGCTGACTCATCGGTGATTGATGCTATTGTTGCATTGCGGGCGCGCGGTCAATCCGTAATGTTCTATCCATTTATTCTGATGGAACAAATACAAGGCAATAACCTGCCTGATCCTTATTCCAATAACGCGTTCCAGCCTGCTCTCCCTTGGAGGGGGCGTATTACACTTTCTATCGCACCAGGGAGAGCACACAGCCCGGATAGAACCGAGTTAGCCGTGAGTGAAGTAACAAATTTCTTTGGTTGTGCGCAGATTGGTGACTTTTACGGTCAGGCTGGAGAGCTGTACTATACCGGTGAGCAAAAGTGGGGATATCGTCGGTTTATACTGCACAATGCATTTTTGTGCCAGCTTGCAGGAGGCGTTGAATCCTTTTGCATTGGATCGGGGATGCGTGGTCTAACGCAGATCCGTGGCCCAGAACATCGCTTTCCTACTGTTGAAGCTCTCATTAAATTAGCAGCCGATGTTCGCGTTATTCTGGGGCCAGAAGTCAAGCTGAGTTATGCAGCTGACTGGAGTGAATACTTTGGCTTTCATACAGAAGATAATGTTTACTTTCATCTGGATCCACTTTGGGCGAGCAACGACATAGACTTTATTGGTATCGACAATTACATGCCGATTTCAGACTGGAGAGAGGGCACACAGCATGCGGACGCGGCTTGGTGGTCCATTTACAATATTGATTATCTGAAATCAAATATATCTGGCGGGGAGGGGTTCGACTGGTATTATTCAGGGCCAGAGGGAGTTGAGTCGCAAAATCGCCTTCCGATCCATGATTTCGGATATGGAGAGGACTGGGTCTTTCGTTACAAAGATCTGACGTCATGGTGGTCTCAACCTCATCACAACCGGATAAATGGTGTCAGGTTGGGGCACCCAACGTCATGGATTCCCCGATCAAAACCGATGCGCTTCACAGAATATGGTTGCGCTGCGATTGATAAAGGAACCAATGAGCCGAACAAGTTTTTGGATGCAAGATCTTCTGAGTCATCGGTCCCACGCTCGTCGCTCGGAACCAGAGATGACTTTATTCAAATGCAATATTTCAGGGCTAGTCACATGTACTGGGCAGATCCGGACAATAATCCAAAGTCACATCTATATGCCGGATCTATGCTTGACCTTGATCATTGCTATGCCTGGGCTTGGGACGCAAGGCCGTATTCGGATTTTCCAAGAAACATTAATCTTTGGTCTGATGGGGAAAACTATTATCGGGGGCATTGGCTGAACGGACGCGCAACCTCTGTTCAATTGGATCGATTGATTTGTGAAGTTTGTGAAGATTCCAACTTGTTTGAATTTGATACAAGTCACCTATACGCATCGGTTCACGGATACTCTGTTTCAGAAAGTCAATCCGGAAGATCCAAGCTTCAATCTCTTGCCGTTTCTTATGCTTTTGATTGCATCGAAGACGAAGGCGTCTTGCGTTTTCAATCCCGAGATGTATCTGGTATTATTCAGGTAGAGGCATGTGACGTGGCATTAGGTGCAGATGGATTGTCGGGTCTGGAATATTTACGTCTGCCACAATCTGAAACTGCTTCGAGAGTTCGTTTTTCTCACCTCGCAGCAGATGGAAATTTTTCGCCAGTTGTCACGGAGATTGCTAATAATCAAATACCTTCCTCTTCTGTGCTGGAAGCCGAGTATCCACTTGTTTTACCTGTGGGTATTGCAAAGGCAATCTCAAGCAGATGGTTGGCGGAAGTCAACATTTCGGACGATCAGTTATCTTTCTATCTGCCGCTTTCCAGATGTGGAATTCAAGTTGGCTCAACCGTTCTGATGAACGAAATGAGTTACAGAGTTGATGGATTTGAGCTCGATAAAAAATTATCTGTTAAGGTAGTTCGTGTTGAGCCGACCTCCAATATTCATATTGGAGAAAGTATGGATTCACCTGAGTGGAATCCATACGTTTCATCAGGGCCGGTTTCAAATATCTGGATGGATTTACCTATTATTCGTTCAAATCAGATTCCACACGCTCCGTTTTTGGCTGTCTCATCAAACCCATGGTTGTCACCGGCGATAGTCTGGTCTTCAAACGAAAATTCTGGATACTCAGTTAACAGTGTTTTTGAGGCTGCTTCGCGCATTGGCCGAACGCAAAGTGAATTGTCTTTCTCCCCGGCAGGTATATTTGATCATGGGCCAGTTCTATTGGTGAGTATGCCGGTGGGGGAAATGGAGTCTGTCTCGCTGACCGGCTTGCTGTCAGGTCAAAATATGTTGGCTATTGGTGATGGTGATTCAGAAAACTGGGAAATTGTACAGTATATGCGTGCAGAACTTATTTCTCCAGGGCTTTTCGGAATATCTATGCGACTTAGGGGGCTTGCTGGGTTTGATGCAATTATGCCTGAAAAATGGCCAATTGGAAGATACGTTGTCATAATTGATGAGAGGGTAAAGCAGATATCTATTACCATTGAAAAATTGAATCATGAACAACACTACCAGATTGGCCCTTCTGACGAAGACATAGGATCAGATCTTGTTCAGCATAAGATTGCAACATTCAAGGGAACTGGATTGCGCCCGCTTTCAGTTGCGCATCTCACGTACCATGTTGAAAATCAAGATCATTTTTTTCGTTGGATTCGTCGAACAAGGTTGAATGGGGATTCTTGGGAGGGCTATGATGTTCCATTGAATGAGGAACTTGAGCTTTATAAGTTTGTTGTTAAGTCTGAAAACGGTGCCGTGTTGATGACCAGAACACTGAATGAGACAAATTTTTCCTATACACTTGATCATCGATTTTTGAATGGTGTGTCAGGTCGGTATTCTGTCGAGGTTTCTCAGATATCCTTGTTATACGGGAGTGGTTCCATAAAAACTTTAAATATAGACGTCTTAATTTAG